GCCCGCCACGACGCCGCGGCGTTCTTCATCTCCGGCATCGCCGACCGTTGGGCAGAGCACTACACCGCCGGCGGCCCCGGCATGATCGGCGACCGCGGCTACCAGGGCACCGGCCCGATCACCCCGCACAAGAAACCACCCGGCGGCGAACTGACCGCCACCCAGAAGGCCTACAACCACAGCGTCAACCGGCTACGCGCCGCCGTCGAACGCGCGATCAGCCACCTCAAGAACTGGAAGATCCTCAAGACCGGCTACCACCGGATCATGACCAACTTCCCCGACACGTTACGCACCGTGACCACCTTGGAAATCTTCAGAACCACCACACCGGGTTTTGAATGACCCTCTTGGACGGCGGCGAGTTTGGTGTAGGACACGCCGACGGTCTCGTGGTGGATCTGCACAATGTTGGACACGTTGGCGCGGATCCGGTTCTCCTCGGTTGGGGCATCCGCGCCCTCCAGCGCGGTGTTCTGCCCGGCCGCGCGTAGGTCGTAGGTCTGCCATTCGAACTCGTTGGCGTCGGTCTGCCCACCGCCGGTGAGCCCGCCGATCGCGGAGAAGAACGGGGTGTCGCTCGGGGTGAGCTGGTAGAGGACCCCGGTGTAGTTGGGCAGGTCGTAGGTGGTGCCGAGCCCGGTGATGCTTCCGGCCACGGTGTGCTCCTTAGGTCGAGAGAGCCCTGGACTCGGCCGGGGCCTACTGCGGTTGCTGTTGGTGGGCGGCCGTCAGCTTTTGGTTCTGCAAGCTGATGACCTTTCGCCAGTTGCCGGCCTGCTGTGCCTCGGTGATCTGCTCGTCGAGGCTCATCGTTGTAGCGGTCGGTGCGCCGCCGAAGTGGCCGCCGGAGCGGGCCGGCAGCTGCGGCGGGCCGGCGGGCTGGGCGGCCATCCACGGGTTCTGCGCGGCGATCGTCTGGATGGTCCAGGCGAGACGCTGCGCGTAGTCCGGGGCGGCCGGGTCCAGGCCGGCGGCGGCCTGCTGCCATGCGGTCGAGCCGAGCAGCGCAGCTGGGTTGACCCCTGCCTGTTGGGCGGCGGTCCCGGCGTGCTGGGAGACGGTTGCGGTCCGCAGTTGCGTGTCCCGCTCGGACACCTGGCTCCGGAGCCGCTCGATCTCCTCTCGGGCGGCCTTGGGCAGCCGCGACAGGGCATAGCCGCCACCGTCGTTGTCCGGCTGACCGGTTAGAGGGGGCGACAGTGGCTGGGGCGGGCCGAGGTCCGACGGTGCCGGCGGTTGCCCGGTCGGAGCGGGTGGCGGGGTCCAGCCTTGCGGCGGCGTGGGTGGCTGCTGGGGCGGGGTCTGCGGCGGGCTGCCATACGGCAGCCCCTGCTGCGGCTGCGGCTGCGGCTGCGGCTGCGGCTGCGGCTGCGGGGCGGACGGTAGGGGCGGTGCCGGCGACGCGGGCGGCGCGGCGGGCGGCGGCTGCTGACCGACCTGCCCCGCGGGCGGGGCGGGTGGCTGCTGCGGCGGCGCGGCGGGCGGCTGCGGGGCAGGCTGAGTCACGATCGACTCCTCGGGTTGGGTGGTGCTGCCCCCGGACGGTCCGGGGGACGACTATCGGGCGGCGCCGATCTGCTCGCGGGGGCGCTGCCGGATCAGCCCGGTCGCGTCGACGTGGGCGCGGATCGCGGCCTGAGCGGCGCGGACTTTCACCGCGGCGGCGCGGCGGGCGGCCGGATCGATTGCGGCGGCCTCGCGAAGTTTGGCGCGGCGTACCCGACGCTCCAGCTCCCGCAGGCGCTGCCGGTCACGGTCGCCTTGCGGGTTGGCGGTGTGGGCCGGTCTGCGGGTGGCGCCGGGCAGGTAGGCGGTCAGCCGGTGCGTGCAGTTCGGGTGCAGCAGACCGCCTCGGGTGGCGTCGTCGACGCTGCCGGCCACCTCGACGGCGACGGTGCCCTCGGCCACGGCCGAGGCGACGTGCTCGGTGCGGCGCCCGGCCGGCCCGGACCGGGACAGCACCGTGCCCTCCCACGGACGGCAGCGGGAGCACTCCTGCGGCGAGTCGCTGACCATGACCAGGTCGAGGCCGGCTGCGCCGATCCGGTCCAGATGGCCCTCCACGAGGGCTTGGGCGACGGTGGTGCGGGTGGCCATTTCCACGTAGGAAGCTAGCTGCCAGCGGCGGCCGGCCCGGTCTACGAACCCGGTGATGCCCTGGTTGAGTAGCTGCTCCCAGGCGACCTGGGCGGCGCGTCGGCGGGTGGCCAGGCCGGCGAGAACGTCGGGCGCGGCGGCGCGGGCGATGACGTCCCGGTAGGCGTCGAGGGTCCAGCGCAGGATCCGCAGGTGTGTGCCCCGTAACGTCGACACCAGCGCGTAGGCGAGGCGTTGCATCGCGGCAGCGCCGGGCATGTGGGTGGCGACGCGGGCCAGCTCGGCGGCGAGGCCTGCCCGGCGGGCGTTGACCATCTCTTGCAGCCCCGGCGGCAGGTCGGCAAGCTTGGCGCGGGCGAGCCAGTCCGGGTGGGTGTCCTGCACGCGGGCCAGCTCCGCGAGCGCGTCGTGACCGCCGCGTTGGTAGGCGAGGACGACCGCCTGGGCGACCCGGTCGGCGAGGGGCCCATCGAGCCGGTCAAGCAGGGTCTGCGCCCAGCGGCGCACCGTCTCGGTGGCGGCGAGTTTGTTGTCGGCCCAGTCGGGGCGGTCCATGCCGGCGGCGAGCCGGCGGGCCAGGTCGGTGGCGAGCCGGCGGGCCAGGTCGGTGGCGAGCCGGGTTTGCAGGTCGCCGTACAGGTCGACGAGAGTGCGGGCGAGCTGGTCGGCGAGGTGCTCTGGCATGGCTTACCCCCCGGTGAACGTGCTTGGATCCTGTACCTGCCGGCCTGTCTCGGCTTGGATCCGGGTGACCTCCTTTTCGACCTGGGGTCCGTCCCAGTCCGGGTTGATCAGCTGCACCAGCGTCTCCGTGGACGCTGCTTCGGCGCGGCGCAGCAGGTCAGCGGTGGTCGCGAGCCGTTGTCGATCCTCTTGCACACTGTCCGCGAAGGTGATCTTCGGTGGCTGCGGTGTCACCTTCGCCCGAAACACGGCGCGGGCGATCTCCAACTGCGCGGCGATGACGGACGACAGGCCCGGCCGCCAGTAGAGGGCCTTCTTCGCCCGGGTCACGAGGCTGCGCCGCTCCCGGGACTGGATCTCGGTAGCGGTCGCCGCGGCCTCACCAGCGATGCCGAACGTCTGCTGGCTGTAGCCAGCGTCGCGGAGGATCTGCTCCAGCAGCTCGTTCGCCGACCGGGAATGCTCCTCGACGCGGATCGCGAACTGGCTGACCGTGATACCGGCCCCGGAGCCGCTCTGCCCGGGCAGGTCATGCACGGGAGTGAACAGCCGCTGGTCGACGTCGAAGGTCGCGCCGCCGCCAGGGCCCTGGGACTGAAGCATGTACGACGGCACGATCAGCCGGCCCTTGGCCAGGTCAATGTCTCGCATCCACGCCGACCACACGAAGTCGAGCTTGTCCATCAGCGGCTCGACACCCTCGTAGTCGGAGCGTCCGAGGTTGGCGCCCGCCGGTGTCGCCCTCCACCTGCGTGACGGCATCTGGTTCGGGACATAGGCAGCGGTGAGCTGCGTGCCGGTTTCGATCGTGTCACCGTCAACGGTGACCTGCGCGGCGAGGCCCGCGGTCTCCGGATGCTCGGTCAGCGGCACCCGCCGGCCGAGGCTAGTCAAGCCGCCGACGTACAGGCCGTGGATGATGCCACCCGGCTCATGCCGCTCCAGGTGCCGCATCACCTGCTGCCCGTCTGTTTGCAGCTCCCGCCAGAACGTGACCGCGTACAGCTGGTCATAGCGCCACTCAGGTACGGCCGCGTCGGCGTGAACGGAGGCAATCCACGGCCGGTCGGAGACGTCGCGGTCCCAGACGACGCGGAGGTAGACGCCGCCGAGCGCCGCCTGCACGTCCGCGGCGCACAGCAGCGCGGCTTGAAACTGGTCGCCGGCCTGCTCCAGCCATGCCGTCGTGTCGGTGTCATCCGTGACGACCTTCGGCGGCTCACTGAACAGCAGATCGGCGCTGGTGGTGGCAAGGTCGGCGGCCACCGGGATGTGCAGCTTGTCGGGTGGCTCGCCGGTCATGGCGGGCCGCCCCCACCAGAGGCGGGCGAGCCACCCGCCGACGCCTCCGGCGTACTGAACAGGGCGCGGACTCCAGCGGGCGACGTTCGCCGCGTAGTAGGCGTGCAGGCGTTGCGGGTCGCCGGAGTACCAGGCGTCCCACTCCTCAAGCTGGTTAAGGATTGGCTTGAGGTCGCGGGGTGGCCATTCGACGTCGTGGTTGGGCAGCGACACGGGGCGGCCCTCCTCGGGTCCGATGGTCAGCTCAGGCGGCGAGGTGCGGGACGGAGCGCAGTAGCGGGCGCCACAGCACCTCGGGGGTTTTGATCGCGTACCGGGCGGCGTCGATTGAGTGGTCATCGGCCTTGATCGGGGTGTCCTCGCCGCGCTCGGTGGCCTTGTCGTCCCAGGCGTAGCCGGGGATCTCGTCGATCAGCCCTCGGCACGACTCGTGTACCCGGAGCTGGTCGTTGCCGAGCAGGCTCGACATGAGCCGGATGCCGTCGAGCACCGAGTTGTCGGCCAGCGCCGGGGTCATACCGTCTTCGTGCAGCTGCAGGCGCAGCGACGCGGCCGACGGGTCGACCACGGTCCACTCCGGCGTGATGTCCTTCAACCCGGGCGCCCCGGGCACCTCAAGGCCCGCCAGCCAGGCGCGCAGCTCCCGGGACAGCCCGAAATCGGTGAGCTGCCGGCGGGCAGTGGCCGGGTCGTGCCGCCACTCGTGGGTCAGATACAGGCGACCGTCCTCACCGGCGCCGAGGATCAGGGCGGCGGTGGCGTTGCGTGTGCCGTAGTCGATGCCCAGCGAGATCCACCGGTGGATGGCCGGAAGCGCGGGCACGACATGACGGTCCTCATCCCACATGTCGAACACGGCACCCTCGGCCTGCACCCAGGAGCCGGTGATGAACCGCTTGTACCAGAGGCCGACGTACTCGGTCTTGAGGTCACGGACGTACTGCGGGTCGAGGTGCGGGTTGTCGTCGAGGGTGCTGTGCCAGGTCCGCAGGTTCAGCTCACCGGCCCGCAGGAGGTACTTCTTGCGCAGCCAGTGATTGGGGGCGTCTGGATTGGTGGTGCCGAACAACTGCGCACCCGGCACGGACAGCCGGGCCAGGACCTGGGTGAAGAACGCCTCGGGGATCGTCGTGAGTTCGTCACCGTAGGCCAGGCATAACGTCATGCCGCGGACTTTCGGCTCCGCCTTGGAGTCGTTCGCGCCTAGGACGTCGACTTCGCGGCCGAGGATCGTGCCGGTTGCCGCGCCTGGGTTGTACTTGACCAGGCGGGCGAGCGGCCCGAACAGGAGCGGATCCGTGAGTACCGCGAACACGTTGCGGTTGACGGATTCGCGGGTTTTGCCGAACAGCAGGACCCGGCCGGAGATGGGCGCGGTCGCGGTGGCCAGGAGGAGCCGCAGCAGCGACGCGACGGTTTTACCGGACCGGACGCTGCCTTGCCAGATGTTGAGGCGGGCTGTGGACTCCACCACAGAGCGGAGATGGATCGGCGACAGGGTACGGCCGACCGCGTCGAGGTCAACCGCCATTGGATCCGGCGTGGTTGAGCTGGTCGTAGGCTGCGCCGAGGCCCCGGGCGAGGGCCCCGAGCATGCTCTTCGCAGCGTCGACGCCGGGGTCGGCGTCGTAGTCGTCGAGTTTGATGGCTCGGTCAATGGCGGCACCCACGGCCTGCATGATCTTCTGCTTGTCCGCGAAAGTCGGTTCGGACAGTGTCCAGTCCACGCGGTCGAACTCCTTGCCGCCGTGGTCGACGTAGTCGGCTGGCTGCCAAAGCTGCTGACGGAGCCGCTCGGCGTCGTCAAGAAGGGCGATAGCCAGGACAGCTCGTTTGGCGCGAGCGTCGTCCTTCTTGGCTTCGGTAGCGGCGCGGGTGACGGCCCGGTCGAAGCTGAGGTCGAGCTGGTCGGCGATCCTGGAGACGGTACGTCCGGACCGGCCGATCGTCCGGCCGATCTCGTTGCGAGACATGCCCTGGCCGTGCAACTCACGGACGCGGTCGTAGTCGGCCTGGGTGACAGGTCGGGCAGTCATGGGCTCGCTCCGTCCCGGGCCTTGCCCGGTCAGAGAAGGGGTGGGATGCACGCGATGAGCGGGTGCAATACCGGCGGGACAAGGGCGGTGCGGGCAGGCCATCCCAGCCTGCGACCTGCCCGCACTCCTCGTGCGTCCCGGTCCTGGGTACGCGAAAGCCCGGCGCCACTGAGTGGTCGACCGGGCTTTGGGCACACTCCGTCTGTCGGAGTTGGTGAACAAATCATGCCGGACGCGCTATCGCAAGGTCAAGTCGGGCGTGGCCGCCCGCGTGGTGAGAGGCGCTTGGCGGCCTCGATGCGCGCTGCCTCGTCCAGGGGTGAGTAGCCGGACCGGGTGGTGAGTCCGTCGCGGTCACGCCAGCGGCGGACCATCGCGACGGTGACGTCGCCGCCGAGACGGTGCACAAGCTGCTGGGCGGTGCCCCACTCCCGGCCGGCGTACCAGGACAGCGGAGCGGTGGCAGGGCAGCCGGCGGCGGTGCAGGTCAGTGCGCAGCGGGGGCAACGGGTCATGCGGCATGCAGCACGGCAGCGCGCGGCCAGATATGAGCGACGCCTTCCACCGCGCCAGGCATGCCGCAGCCGCAGGCCAGCCCGACGCAGCGGCACTCGGCCGCGCACACGACAGTCCAGACCTCTGGTGGTCCTGCGGTTTGGATGTGGATGCGCCGTTGGGCGCACCGGGGGTTGGGGCAGGCGATGTCGTCGAGTAGCTCCCGCTGCGGTCCGCAGCCAACGGCGGTACGGACGCACGTGTCTTCGTCGGCCAGGTGCCGGGTGATGGCGGCGGCGGTGCCGGGTTGGAGGCGGGGAATCGTGTCGTAGATCCGCCACCACGGGTTCGGGCCGGCGGGTGCGGTGGGGAGTTGGTCGGCGAGCCAGCCGAGTTTGCGCAGGCTGCGGGTGTGCATGTCCGCCCACCGGTTCCGGCGGGGTGCCCGAGGTGCGGTGGCGACGGCGGCCAGGCCGGGAGTGGGGTCGCCGTGGCCGCCGAGGGTGTGGCGGCGGCCCCAGGCCGGGGAGTGCAGCAGGGCGGGGGCCTCCAGGGTTTCGGCGGCGATGTGGGCGGCCTCGTCCTCGGCGAGTTGGGCGAGGTGCTCGAGCGCTGTCTTCAGGGACCAGGCGGTGGCGGTGGCGTGGAGGTGGTGCGGGGAGGTCACGGTGCTCCCTCCGGTCGTGGGGCGGTCATGGACGAGGGCTCGCCTGTGCATTTGATACATGAAAATCAGTCGGATTCATGACGCTGACGGCTATCGGCAAACATTTATTTGAGTCGTACGATGGCTAGTATTCGAAACATAATGTTCTCCGTGGTGGGAGGATCAATGCCGCTCGCATTTCACAGAAACTATCGGAAGTTGGATCCGTTCCAGCAAGAGCACCCCGAGGTGGAGGTCCTGGGTGACGGATTCTTCGCCGACGTGACCGAAGAACAGTTGCGAAAGATCATTGACCAGACGAACGACATTCTCAGGAAAAAGCGACGTCTCGAATTCCAGCAGGACAAACGTGATCAGGGAAGGGCCGACAAGTATGAAAAGGCGGCAGCTGCTTTGCTGAAATCCGCCGATTCTAGAGCCGAGGGGGCCACTGTTGAGGTTGTGTGGGGCGTCCATCAGGAAGTCACCGCCGAGGCGCGGAGCGGAGAGGGAGAAAGGACCTACTGGCACTTCACCGTCAAAACTCCCGACGGTAAAAGCCAGTGGCACCTGTATGTCGATAGGGAAATGCAGAGCATCACTTACCTGACTCCGAAACGGGGCAGATTCGTAAAGGTTGTTAACGACTAACGGGCTACCCCGAAATTGAGGCGTGGGGCCGAAGGGGTATCCCTGCAGCCATGGCTGTGGGGGCAGTCGCAGGAGCCGATTCCGTCGCCGTGGCCGTGGTGGAGGTCGGGCAGTCCGCAGACGTTGCAGTGCACGCCTCAGCCCTCCCGGTCGGCCGTGTCGGTGGCGAGGCGGGGTATCACGCATCCGCCGTTGTCCTGGCCGACGACGACCTTTTCAGCGTCGGGGACGAAGCCACCGGTCCATAGGCCCGTCTCGGGGTCCTCAGGGCCACTGTGGGCGGTCGGAACGGTGCCGCCTATCGGATCTCCCGCGCCGGGGTCTACGGGCGGCTGTGCGTGGCTCTCAGCGGGCGACACGGCACCCTGCGCGCCGCCGGGCGTGGAACCGGGGCGGGTGGCGTATCGCGCCCGCGCCCGGTCGATCCGCTCGACAGCGTCGGCGAGGGGGTTGTGGCAGCCGGCGCGGTCGAGGGCGGCCGACACGTCGGCGAGCTCGTCGAGAGCGCGGTCGTATTCGCGGTGGATGGGCAGTCGGGCGTGGGTCATGGCGTCTCCTCAGGTGGACTTGCGGCAGACGATCTGGTTCAGGACGTCGCCGACGGACGACAGGCCCGGCGCGCGGCCGGTTCTTCGCTCGGCGTGGGCCCGGTCGAGGGCCCGTTGGCGGATGTCGTCGGATGGCGTCAGCGGCGGGGGTGGCTCGTTGTCGGCCGGTGTGGTCGCGGCGGCGATGGCCTGTCGGCACAACTCGGCGCCGCGGGCGGCCCGTGCGTCGCGGGTGGCGTCGTCCTCGTATCGCGATGGCAGGGCGCGGACCTGGTGGGCGACTTGGCGGCGGTGTTCGTCGCGGATGGTGCGGGTGTGGTGGCGGATGTGCGCCGGCATGATCCGGTCGGTGCTGTCGCGGTAGTGGCGTCGGAGGGCTTCGCGGGCCTCGGGATAGGTGATGTCGTGGAGGTCTTCGTGCCAGGCGAGGACGTCGGCGTCTCCGACGGTGCGTAGGTCGCGGGCTGCGGCGGCGGCGAGGATGAGCGCCGTTTCGGCCTTGTTCATGACGCCTCCTCGGCGGCGTAGCGGGCGGCGAGCTCGAGGGCGGCGTTAACCCGCTGGTCGGTAGTGGATGGTCGGGGAGCCTGGCTGCGTTGGGCGGTGAGGCGGAGTTGGTCGTACTTTTCGCGGAGTTTGGGCATCGAGAGGATGTTGGAGCGCCAGAACTGGTCGTCTTGGCACCAGTCGATGCAGCGGGTGATCTGGTCGACGGTGCGGCCGTCGCGGTCGATGAGTCGTCGGGCGGCGTCGCGCCACGCCTTGGTGATCGTGGGGCGTTTGGAGCCGTTGGCTTCGATGCGGTCGGCGAGGTGGCGGCAGATCTGCTCGACGTCGATTCGGTCGGGGATCGCGATGTCCTTCGTCGGGTGCGACGAAGGAGAAGGTTCTACTGACGGTTCTATTGACGGTTCAAGGACGGTTCCGGGTGAACGCCGTTCGGGGGTGACCCGAACGGCGTTCGGGGGTGGGGGTGAACGGTGTTCGGGGGGGCGAACTGTGTTCGGGGGAACATCGTTCAGGGGGTGAACCGTGTTCGGGGGTGAACGGTGTTCGGGGGTAGGCATGACGACGCGGTACCGGTTACAGCCCTTCGGGCCGCTGTTGCGCCCCACAACCAACTCGCCGAGCTCGACCAGGCGTGCGATGGCCTTCTGCACACCCCGGTCGGTCAGCCCGGTCTTGCGGACCAGCTCGGCCATGCTCGGGTAGGCGTTACTGCCGTCATCCGCGGCGCAATCGGCGATGGCGAGCAGGACCAGGCGGTCAGTTTTGGTTGACCGCGACTGTTCCCACACCCAGGTCATTACCCGGACACTCATCGATCCTCGACGTCCTATCTATGCGCTGTTCTGTGCGGGGGTGGTTGGGCCGGGCCCCGCCCCCAGGGCCGGCCCAACCGGTCAAGGGGTGTTGGGGTCCGGGTGGCCCAGCACGGCGCGGGACAACCGCAGAGCGTCCGTCCAGTCGACCCGCGCGGCCCGTGGGTGCGGATCCCAACCGCGGTGCACGAGCCATCGCGCCGCCGGGATGTTGTCCGGGTGGTGGCGCTCCTCCGCGTCGTCGTCGCGCATCGCGTCGGCGACGTTGCCCAACAGGTCGGCGAGCGGCCTGGCGATCCGCTCGGGCAGACCGGCCGATTGGCAGTGATGGGCGGCATCCGTCGCGACGTCGGCGGGTGGAAGATCACTGATCATGTATGTGCCTCCTCGGGGTGTGCGTGGCGGGCGATGATGTCGCGGACCGTGGATGCGGGGATGCCGGTCGTGGCGGCGCCTCGTCCGGGCTGGCTGGGTCGTGCTCCAGGTGGTCTATGACCCGTGTCGCCTCCTGCTTGGTCAGCTCCTTTGATGAGCCGACCCGCCGACCGGTTACCTGCTCAATGAGCGCGATCTTTCGTCCGCGTTCCTGGATGCCGGCGGCGGTGAAAGCGGTGTGCAGTTTGACGCTTTGCGCGTCGGTGATTCCAGGCCCGGACAACTCCAATGCCGGCTCAACCTCGCTGGCCGGTTCCGGCTCCGTCAGACTCGGTTCCGGTTCCGGCGTGGGCGCGACGGCCGGCTGTGCCCGCCGTGCCACGCGTCGGCCGGTCGGCGGCCTCGGCTCGGCGTGGGACCCGCCAGGTGGCGAAACGTCTGCCCCGTCGGCCAACTCTTCGGTTGAGTACGGCATGCCGAGCAGGGCGTCGGCAGCTATCAACCGGGCGCACTCGGCGGTGCCCCGAGCCAACAGCATGTTGGTTGGTTGCTCTTTCCAGTTCTTCTTTCCCAGGAGTCCGAGCGTGCGCGCCCGGTCGAGCGTCCACGTCGAGGTCTCGACCTTGTTCGACCCCTTACGGCTGCCCTTCACGATCGCCCGGGTAGCCGTCGACTCGTGGACCCAAATTTCGTGCCCCTTCGACTGCACCAAGGCACGTAAGCCAAGCGCGGTCAGGCCCGGCTTGCCCTCGATGACATCGATCGCGCGTAGAGACGCCATCGGTGACATCCCCATTTCCTGACCAGCGAGGATCGCCGCAGCGCATTCGGCCGGCTTACCGACGAACGCCTTCGGCACGAACGCGGTCCGGCAGAGCATGTCGGCCACGGTGGCGACCTGTCGGGCCTGGTCGACCCACTCAGCCAACGTCGGCCCTACCGGCGGGGCGGGTTCGGTGTGGTCGAGAACGCCCCAGTCGTTTACGGGGCGGGCGGCCAACTCAGACACGGGCGGTCTCCTTACTCACTGCCGGTAGGGCTTCACCGAGCCAGGTCTTCATGACTCCGGTCTTGTCGTTGGTGCGGCGAGCCACCCACGCCAAATGCTGAAACGTCTTGAATGCCGGTTCGCCGACCTGCACGGGGTAGACGTCGTAGCCGTCAGCGCGTAGCCACACCGCGTATGCCGTCTCCGACAGGCCGAGCCGGGCGAGATCCTGCTCAACGCCGCCGTCATCGAGGTACACCTCGGCGTTGCGGTAGGCGGCCAACTGCAACGTGACATCAGGCCAGATCCCGGAGGCCCCGGTCTTGTAGTCCAGGACAGCCTGCTCACGGCGCCCGTTCGGTAGCCGTACGTCGGCGATCAGGTCGGCGGTGCCTGCGTAGCGCCACGTACGGGAACCAACGGGCGCCTCCAACCGGGTCGCCCGCACGTCGTATTCGTCGAGGAATCTCACGCACGACTCGACGTAGCCGGCGAGGTGTTCGGGTACCTCCACCTCGTGACCGGCGGCGAGTTGTTCTGCAAGGTTGTGCACCTCGGTGCCCTTGGCGGCGGCCTGGTCACGTCTGGTCCAGGGGATCTCTTTGAGCGCGGCGACGATGGAGGCACGGCCCATGTCACCCATGCCTGCAACCTGATCGAGGTTGTCGGCGACGTACTCAGCGACGGTGCGGGCAGACCAGTAGGGCAGGGCGTGCTTGGGTAGTCCGTCCTTAATGAGAGTGGTAACACCGTCGACCTTCCGGCCGTCGATCTTGTACCAGTGTCCGCGACCGGCGTTGATGCGTTGGATGGTCACCTGTTGTCCCCCTTGATCAGTCGCAGTCGGCGATCGTCGGGCTCACACCCGGGATGCCGGTCGTAGACGCCGGGCTCCCCACCAGGCCCGACGGTGGCGGCGGGATGCACCGGCCACCGGCACCCGCCAGCACACGGCGTCCCGCCGGTGATGGCGGCCTGGGTGGCGGCGGCGATGTCCGCCCATCTGCGGGTCACGACGGGCCCCCGTCCGGCAGCTCGGCGTACCGGTCGGCCAGCGCCGGCCGATGGCTCCGAGGGGCGGGCGGCCGGATCGCTGCGGCCAGTTCGGCGAGCACGGCGTTGACGGCCCGGTCCGGGTCGATACCGTCCGCGCATCCGGCGCACGCCTCGGCGAGGGCCAGCCCCGCCCGCCAGTCCCGGCCCGGCTCGGTGAGCCAGTCGGCCAGCGTGTTGAGAATGAGGTCGGCCCGGCTCATGGCCTCGGCGCACCAGCCGCAGTCGTGCTCTTGGCAGGCCACGGCGTGGGGCGAGATGATGTCCACGATCTCGTCTTGTAGGCCCCTCACCGGTCCGCCTCCTCGCGGTTGGCCGCCAGCCGTTCCCGCGCGGCCACCAAACCCACCCGCAGCCGCTGGGAGGTGCTGATCGCCCGGTCCCGGTCGTCACGGGCCTGCCGCAGGTCGTCGCCGAGCCTGCGGGCCAGGTCCCGCCACTGGTGTGCCTGCCGGGTACGCCGCTGGTAGGCGGCCGTAGTGGTGTCCAGCTCGTCCTGGAGGCGGGCCCGCTCGCGGTCCGCAGCGTCGAGGGCGGCGGTCAACTCCCGTACCATCTCGTCAGTGGTCATGTGAGGCTCCAGATCAGCAGGGCAGTCACGATGCGGACGGTGTCCGCGTGCGGATACGGCGCGGCAGCGTGCCGGGGGCCCTCCACCGCCGGGCAGGCCAGACCGTGGTCACGGCCGGGGACGGTCAGGCAGCCGGGGCACACCCTGGGCCCGGAGTGGGTCTGCTGGTGGCGAGGCATCAGGCCACCTCCCGCAGCGCCGGATCAGTCAGCGGCAGCAGACCGGGGCAGTGCGGCGGCAGCGTCACCGGCATCTCCGGCGGCGGGTACTCGCCGGCCGACACCCCCCGCCAGTAGGCGCACGCCTCGTCACAGGGCTCCCCGGGCAGATGCCCACACCCGAGGTCCGGGACGGTGATCTCGGCGGCGGCGGCCGAGGGCGGCCAGGTGGTCCTGGCAGGCTGGCCGGCATCCCACTCGGCGTGCCGCAGCACGACGGCGTCGACCGGGTCGGTCGGGTCGAGGGCGCTCATCGGGCACCGTCCCCGGCGCGCTCGGCCTCCAGCTCGGCCACCCGGGCACGCAACGCCGTCAGCTCCGGGTCCTCCGGCGCGGGAATCCGGGTCGACGCGGTGACACGCAGCCCGCCCACCACGGCGTCCGCCTGGCGCTCCCAGAGAGACGCCACCCGCCCATCAGCAGCCGTCCCCCCGAAGGCTGCGGCGATCGCGTCCACTACGGGCCGACGCTCCTCGTGACCCTCCTCCATGTACAGCCCGACATGCAGGCACAGACTCGTGCTCACCGAGGGCGCCGGTGTGCCGGCGAGAGAGCCGATCCGGTCAGCTGCCGCACGTAGGTCAGCGGCGAGGGACAGCCAGTAGTCCGGCTCGGCCAGCGGTGCTGCCGGGGCGGCGCAGACTGGCCGCTCAGTGGTTGGGTTACTCTGCGATTGCATCTGGACTCCTTGGTTGATCAGGTTCTGGTCCGGGTGTCGAGCCCCTCGCCGTTGCTGCGGCGGGGGGCTCACTTACTGCTGCGCGCCTCGTCGATGAGGTCTTCGAGGCGCTGTATCTGCCACTCCCGCTCCTCGGCTGGCGTGGCTGGCCGACGGGGTACGCACTGAACGCGTACCCCTGTCGTCCTCGTCAAGACGACGGGTCATGTCCGACGCCATCCGGTAGCCGAGCAGCCGGGCAACGTCAGCAGCGACGAACCAGGGCTCACCGCCGACCGTGACCGTCCTTAGCGGGAGATCGCCGAACTCGAAGGTCGTGACGCGGCCGGGGCCGGTGGTGCCGCCAGGTCCAGGCCCGGCGGGGCCTTGGGGATGAGTCATCGGGACACCGGCCGGCCCTTGGTGCGCTTCCGTTCCATGTAGGCGAGGAGAGCAGCACGCGGAACGCGCCGAGACCAGCCAATCTTGACGGACTCGATGCCAGTACCGGGTTCGTCTTCCTCCGCCTTGACGAGTTGCCAGACGGTCCGCGGCCCCAGGTCCAAAAGCTCAGCTGCGCGCGGCACGGTGTAGGCGATCTGCTCCGCCACAGTGCCACTCTCAGCATCGTTGTCTAGTGCGTTGCCATGCATGGCACTACCGTATCGCAGTGCCGCGCATAGCAACACATCAGCCGTTCGGTTGATTCTGCGCCCAGCCACCGGAGCTACCCTGTAAGCCATGCAAAGCCGTGCAGGACCGAGAGTCCTCCAGCTGAGACCGCGCACTATCGGCGCGCGGCACCGCAACCGTCCACGGCATCGCTGCCGTCCACGAGATAACAGGCCCGCGAATGGCACCTACGGTGACCTGGTGGCAGCATCCCCAGCCCCTACACCGTCACCCGAGGTCGCGCGAGCGCGCTTCGCAGCCTTCGTCGCCCGCGCTCTGACATCCGCAGGCGACCGCGGCATGACCAACAAAGACATCGCGAAGGCAACAGGGGTAGGACCGTCCACGTTCCACCGATGGCGGCGCGGCGAGGGACGCGAACTACCAGAGATCGAGAAGGTAAGGCAATTTTGCGCCGGCCTCGGCATCTCCCCCGCCGGTGCGCTCGCCGCACTCGGACTCGATCCCTCTCGCGATAACCCCGAGCCCGAGCCACCGCTACCGCCCGAGGTCCGGCGAATCCTCCGGACGTTGGCCGACCCCAACGTCTCCGACGCAGACAAGCTCGTACTACAGGAGATGCTCAAAATGCTTGCCGACCGCGCAGACCGCGCCGGACGAGGCAGGGCACCCTAATGCCCCGCCGCCGGTATCCCACCATCAGCAAAGGCAGTGACGGGTGGTTTCATGCCTGGGTCACGGTGGGCACGAAGGGCAACGGGCGGCCCGATCAGCGGCACATCAAACGGGCCACGGTAGAGCAGGTAGAGACACGGATAGACGAGCTACTAGAACAAGCCCGCACTGCTACGGTCCCGCGCGGCGGTCGCGGGCCCACCGTTAGCACCTGGCTGATCAGTACCTATCTGGAGACAATCGCCCCCGGAAAGATTGATCCAACAACCGTCCAGGGCTACCGGAGTAAGGTCACAAATTACGTGGTGCCAGTTATTGGCGCCCTTCGGATGGATCGCGTAATAGCCGACAACATCGATGCCGTTTACACAGAGATGCGGCGTCGAGGTCTCGCTGATGCCACGGTACTACAGGTCCACCGTATTCTTTCCCGCGCATGGAAAGTGGCCTCTCGGCGACGTGTTGTGCCACGAAACATCATGCTCGATGTCGACCCGCCAAGTGCAAAGCGTCAAGAGATGGAACCGCTTACGGAAGACGAGGCCAAGGCGACGCTGGCGGCAGCCCATCGACGCCGCAACTCGGCCCGCTGGTCCGTCGGGTTCGCGGTTGGCACCCGCCAAGGTGAGGCGCTCGGCCTACGTTGGCCGGACCTCCTCGTAGAGTGCGACGACTGCGGGGCAACGGTGAAGTTGACGGACTGGTGGACCGGGCAACTGGTGCAGTGCCGAGGCTGCAACTCGGTGAATGTCGGCACCGTCGCCCGGATCTGGTGGCAGCTTCACCGGCGAGCGCACGAACACGGCTGCGCTCCTCAGGCCCCATGGCCGTGTGGTCGACGTCGTGGCGGTAACTGCCCGAACAAGCAGTTGGTCCTGCGATCGGGCGAGATTCACGTCGGCGGCGGACTAATTCTCAAGGAGCCCAAGGGCAAAAGCAAGCGGACCATTCCGATCCCGCAGGAACTTGTCGATAGCCTCCGAGCTCACTACGAAGTGCAAAACTTGGAGCGAATGGTGGCTGAGGCTGCATACGCCTCGCATGGCTTCGTCTTCGCCGACCAGCTCGGCGGCCCAATCGACCCAGCCGAAGACTGGCGGGAGTGGAAGACCCTGCTCGCGGATGCCGGCGTGCGGAACGCTCGGGTGCATGACGGCCGGCATACTGCGGCAACGCTGCTTCTCGCTCAGGGAGTCGACATCCGGGTGGTCCAGGAGCTGCTTGGGCACTCCTCGATCAAGGTCACCGAGGGGTACACCCACGTCGCCTCGAAGCTGGCCCGGGACGCTACGGAGCGTATGGGAAAGCGGCTGTTCGGAACGCCAGGTACACCCTGA